TAGAGTAAAATATTCCTGGATCACAAGTCAACTAGAGCACTCCCATCCTAGAGATTGGAATAGAATACCTCTGTATGATCTTGTCCACAATGAGGTTTCCAGAACCACTTGATGCGAGATCTCCATACTTTACTCTAAACTGATCTGTTTCATATTCCGTTACATACCTTTTGACATAATCAAGTCTCCCACACTTAATGTCATCAATAAGAAGCCTAGCTGCCTCTTTTATTTCTTGTGGGACAACTGCGTACCCCCATTCTCCGTAAATGGTATAGTTAAACCCTTTACTAAAAAATGAACTTCCTCTAAGTTCGGTTAGTGCTAAAACCTGGTCGTAGTTGTCTCCATAAAGCATAAAGGAGTCTGAGGGTGCGACGGGTAGGCTGACAGGTTTAGAGACTGCTTTGTTGTACTCACCAGTTATGCTGACAGTCAAAGCTGTTTTGTCTGGACTAAGAAGATAGGTATACTGTCCAGTAATTGGGGTCAGTCTATCATATATCTTAACGTTGTTCTGATAAACATAGTTTACCCTATTTGCTCTTTTTGGCAGAGGAAGATAGTCTGCTCCAAGACCTGATATCTCAACTGGCCCCAGCTCGTAGTAGAATCCACCAACAAGTGTGTCAATAATGAACCTTGCTGTTTTTTCTAATTCAGCATATTCTGCTGTGTCACAGTCTGTGCCCTCAGCAAGGGTTATGGGGTTGATGTATGGCCTATAAACGTAAAGTGTATCTATTACTACCGTTTCGTCTGCCAACCCCTCTGCGTCTATTGTGTAGATGTACAGTGGATATGTCTCGTCATATTTTTGAAATGCTGCTGGCAGCGTATAGGAAATTACCCCGCTTGCGCTAGAAGCAATCACGCTAGAGTAAAGGGTTTCACCAGAACCGCTATATATCTCTAGCATATAATTTGTTGAAGCACTGAGCTCTTTATAGCTTAATGAAAAAATAAATGGTGTTTGACGTAGTAGATCCATGGCTTACATGCCGTAATGCGTTGCTAATTCTTCGGGATCTGCTTTTCTAATTCCCTTTCGGGTTAGCCACATTTCGGCTTCCTCCTTTTTTACAATGTTATATCCTTTAGAAATTCTACCAATTCCCTGCCAATTCATATTCTTATCTGAGTGAATTGCAGTATCTTCATCCCCTGGTTTTGGCGTGGTTGATTCTGGATTAAACACTTTATCTTTAAAGTTGTCTGCCGTTGCAGTGGAAATAATTCCACTTTCATCTGTCTTGCTGGCAGACTTTGGAGGTTCTCTATTTGGATTGACTTTATCTGATCCGATCACACTCATTTGAGCATCAACTCCAAGCAGGGCTGAAACAATTTTTGTTTTTGTTTTTGCTCCACTAAGATCAATACCATTTTCTTTGGCATAGCTTTTAAGTTCAACAACAGTCATTTTATTAAATTCCGACATTTTTTACACCTTTCCTTAACCCAATTATATCAGAGTCCAGTTGCGACAATACGTTATTTAGAACTACTATAGCATATTAAATGCAAAAGGAGGTGGCGTTAGCCACCCCCCTGCATTTATTATTGTGGTTAGATTAAGACGAAACGTCTCCTTGAGCATCAGCGAATGCTACTGCATCAAGCTCTTCCCATGTAATACCAAGACGAACGAATACTGTGTATTCGATTGTGTCTTTTTTAGCCTTGTATTCACGGTTTACTGTGATATCTCTTTGGAATCCCCATACACGGTTCTGTGGGAATGTCAAATCGACATAATCAACAGGGTAGTAAGGAACTTCCATGACATCGATACCGAGAACGCGGGTAACGCCAGCGTTACCAACAGTCTGTCCTACTCCGCTTAGGTAGTCATCACGGCGAGCAGGGGTACCAGCAACTCTTGGATCAAATGCTGCTGCGATTGCATCAGCTAGAGTTCCGTTGTTTGCAACGATTCCTGCGAACGAGTCTGTACCTGCATAGAACTTAAGATTGCTCTTAACTGCACGATACTTACGCGGCAAAGCATAAATGATTTGCTGCATTTTCTCTGGGGTCCATGCATTAGCTGCGACAGAAATTACTGCCTCATGAGCATCTCCACTTGTAGTAACCTGGTTTACAAATCCATCCATAATTCCTAGGAATGGGTCTGCACCACCGTCACCATTAATTGCCAAGTCTTCGATGTCGTTTGCAAAAGCACTTGTCATCATTCGAACTAGATGATCTTCAAGAGCTCCACCTTCGATATTATCTTCCAGTGACTCTGTTGAAACTTCCCAATCCAGACGGATCTTCTTTGTCGTTAGCTCAACCTTTGTGAAAGTTGCTCCAGCGTTAGTGTACGTTCCCAATGCCTGAGATGCTGCGCGAATTACGCGCTCTCCAACGTTAACCTTTTCGATTTCCATCGTATTGGCTCTCATTGTGACCCTGCGGCCATCCTTGGCAAGAACTGTTGCGTCCCAGACGTAATCAATAAATCGATTAGCTTGTTCTGGGTTAAGAATTCCACCAGCGACTCCTGTTGGGTTTACGGCGTTGGGACCTGTAGTTACTCCATAGCTAGCGAGGGGGATATTTCCCACTGCACCTGCTGCTGGATCAGTTACTCCTCCAATTCCACCCGATGCTACTGAACCTTGACCCTGGTAAAGACCGGGGTTGTCGTGTCCATATTGACCAGATCCGCTTGGTTGATTCTTTTCGATTGTAGTGTCTTCATTTTCTTCTGACATTGTTTTTCACCTCCATTATTTCTTTTATTTTTAGTTAAATAGGTCGGACTTCGTGAGGAAACGACCGCCCCATAGGGCTTTCTGAGCCTTTTCAAAAATTGGCTCCTGCACGACCTCTCCAAGGTCGCCAGACTTGCGGAAAGCAGTATCTTTTTCTACTGCATCTACTCGCTTTCCAAAATCATTTTTTACTGATTCAACATCACTTCTGACACCAGTTACTGTCTTATTGAGTTCTTCTACCTTCTCATTAAGAGACTTGATCGTGTCAGCAAGCAGGTTGAATGTAGAGTGGATTTCATCAACAAGTGCCTTTGTTGGCTCCAACTTATCGTCATCGCCTTCTTCAGAACTCACTTCTTCTTCCTCGTCAGTAGAATTCTTTTCCATTTCCTCTGAGACCTTTTCAGTGTCCTCTTCAGGCACCTCATCCTCAACTATTGATTTTTCAACTTCAGATTCATGGGACTCTTCTACTTCTGATTCAATAGATTTTTCCACAACAACTTCTGCTGCTGCTTCTTCTGCATCTTCTGTTTTAATTTCATCGTTATTCATTTTGCTTACCTCCTTTGCATCTTTTTTGACAGTAGAAAGAATAGACTTCACTACTTCTGCCTTTTGTGCGTCATTAGTCTCAACGAAACCAATATTACTCATATTCTTATCGCATCTAGGACAGTCTGATGAATTTTCAGAGCTTAGCTGAACTACATTATCATCGTTACACCAAAATACGTTTTCAATGAGAGCTTTTAAGAGATACCCCCCTGTATTATTCTTTTCAATACTAATTACATTAGCGTATTGATTAGCGGGATTGTCTACAAGAGAAAGTTCAAAGAGATCATACTCTTTAATTGTCCTTACGGACTTATCCATTTCCTCGTTGTAGTTATCTTCATAGTCTTTTACTTTCCCCCCGATTGAGAAGCCTGTAAGGGTTCCATCCAACACCTTTTCCCATGTGTCCTGGGCACCCTTGCTAACATATGTAGAAACAAATATTCCGTTATAAGATTTATCTGTTTCTGGGTCATAAAAGGTATCCTGCTTGAATGAAATAAGCTTTCCTACAGCCTTTTTTTCATCATGCATCTCCCTGATATTATTCCTAAAACCGCTAAATGCTCCAGCAGATGCCTCTGCTGTTACTATGTCCCCTTGACGATCTATGGAATCCATGGTTGCCCAGCCAGATACCGTTCTTTTTTCTATATCTATCTTTGTAAAGGGCATAGACATCTTAAGATCTCTATTCTCAACATTAAAGTTAGCTTTATTTATTGTAGACATATTATTTATATTATAACAGTATTTTTATAAAACTGTTATAATCCCTTCCTTCCTTCTCCCTGAGCGTTTCTACCAGTTGTTGTGGTAACGCTGTCAGAGTTATTACTTGTTCTTTCAGAATCTCTTTCTCTGTTTTGAGCAGTGTTCGCTCTTTCATCTGAAGCCTGCCTTGCAGATAGCTCAAGGGGCTTGCCGCCAGTACCGTCTGGTCTTGATGGCATATTGATCTTTTCCCTTGCCTCGTCTGGTAGAAGTATCTGAGTTTTAACAAATCTTTCAAGAATCTGAGACTGGGCCATTTCGTCAGTAAGGGTGAGTTCGTTAAACTTAAGGTCAATCAGATCAGTCTTAGTTTTTATAATCTTTGACACTATCTTCTCAACGTATCTTTGTGCTGGACGAGTTACTTGCTCCTTGAATGTTCGATCTTGTGCCATTGCTGCTGCCAGTCCACCAGAGTCTACCCCTCCCAGTTTGGATAGGGGCACTTGGTGAGCCATTAAAATATCATTACGATTCTTTTCACGGTATGAATCAAATGATGCCTCTTGCACGTTTGCTTCAATGGGCATCATCTCAAACTCTATCTTATTTCCTTCTTGATCTGGAGGAAGTGGAACATAGAGAGTTCTGTGATTTTGTCCTTTTAGTCCCGTTTGCAGGAACCTAAACAGTCTAT